GATTTTAGAACTAATGAGCAGTTAATACCTGTTGGCTCTTCTATTACTTTACTTACTGGTACAGCTACTAATTTAACTACACAAACAGTTACAGCTTGCAACGATAATACAGTTACAATTAATGGCGCCGCTGTGACAACTGCAACTGGCACTAGATTAAAGTTTACTTTTCCAAAAGAATATGATACTGACTTACCAGGTGCTGTTGTTATGCATGTAGACTCTAACTCTACTTCAAACACTGGTTCAAATGTAATAACTTTAAACTCAGACGTACATCAAACAGGAGAGTTTATATTACCTTATTTTAATTGTTATAACTTTGGTAATGGTAACGAGTCTAATAGAATAAGAGATGATTTTAACGCTCCTACTATAGATAAAGGTGTAAAAGTGTCTACAGTTACAACAGAGCCTTATACAGAAGAAAGAAGAGGTAGTAGTTTAATATTTAGCGGTATATACAACTCTAGAAATGGTGTAAACAATTTAAATCAATTTGTAGCGTCTGATGGTATTACAAAAGATTTAAATCCAAAATATGGATCTATACAAAAGTTACACTCAAGAGATGGAGATGTTGTAACGTTTATGGAAGATAAAATATTTAAAGTACAAGCTAACAAAGACTCTTTGTTTAATGTAGATGGTAGTACTAATTTAGTTTCTACAAATGCAGTGTTAGGTTTTCCAACACCGGTAAAAGGAGAGTATGGTATATCTAAAAATCCAGAGTCTTTTGTTTTCCAAGGCTATCAAGCATATTTTACAGATAAAGCAAGAGGAGCTGTCTTACGTATGTCTATGGACGGATTAACTGTTATATCGAACGTAGGTATGAAAGATTATTTTTCTGATACGTTTAAAACAGCTAATACTAATATTATAGGTACTTATGATGATAAGAAAAGTCAATACAACGTTACGTTAAAAGGTACTAACATGACAGACACAACTGTTAGTTGGAACGAAGGCACAAAAGGTTGGGTTAGTTTTAAATCTTTTATACCAGAGTCAGGGGTTAGTTTTAATAATACTTATTATACTTTTTTTGATGGTGAGCTTTACGAGCATCATAACAACGCGACAAGAAATAATTTTTATGGTGCACAATATAACTCTGACTTTACTTTAATAATGAACGACGCGCCTGGTAGTGTAAAGAATTTTAAAACATTAAACTACGAAGGAACACAAGCTAAAGTTACTCAGTTCCAAACTTCAGTAGTAGATAGTGCGGCTGACGACTTAGATGGTACTTATAATGATGGACAGTATTATAACTTAAACGCTAAAACAGGTTGGTTTGTAGAAAGCATAACTACAGACATGCAAGAAGGTTTAATTAGCGAGTTTAAAGAAAAAGAAAACAAGTGGTTTAACTATATTAGAGGAGCAGCTACAACATTAGAAAACCTTGATACATCAGAGTTTTCTGTACAAGGATTAGGTAAGGCATCTGCTATCAGTAGATCAGATACAGAAAGAACAGTATTTAAATTAATAGTAAAAGAAAATAACGATTAACATGGCAATAACAAATTGTACATTAGCTAACGCAACAGGTGGTACTGACGTAGTTTTTGCAAACGTTGGTGGTTCTGCCATAGGTAGTGATGTCGCAGAGTTTTTTATAACTGCTAACTCTGGTTTTACAGTAAGAGCTGCTAACTTTGTAAACAACACGGGTAGTCAATCATGGTTGACTAGTATAACTTTAACAGATACTGATACTAATTTAACTAGTTTAAGTAATTACAGTTCTAATGGAGACGTGTTATTTCCACACGCAACAACGGCTAACACGGTTAAAGTAACAGTAACTTTAAACACTAGTTTTACCATGCCAACGTCTGACACTACTTTAATATTTGATATTGATGACGCAGCAGGTGAAAATGGTGGTGCTCAAGAAGGTTCTAGAATAGAATTAAATGTTGATGCTATATACGATGTAGTAACTAATCAAACAGTTACAACTACAGCAGCAACAGGTTTTACAGAAAGTTCTAGTACAGCTAGTAGCGTCACTACAGATAATTATAGAGATCACATATTAGCTGATACTGATACTACTGTTTTTACAGCTACGTTTGCGGCGGATGGCGGGAGATATTATTTAAATCCACCAGTACCTGTTATATCAGCTGGTAGTTTAGCAAGTAGATATACTTTAACAAAAACAGATACAACTAATGCAGCTGGTCAAATAACACAAAGAGTTTGGGTTTGCGTTTATAACGGAGATACAGATGTTACTACTAATGACAACCACGATATAACGTTCGTAGGTTTTGGCGGTGAAGCAGTTACCATATCAACAAGCTCTGCTTTTGATAAAGGTGCTACAATAGATCAAATGTTTATAAGACCTGAAAATACTATAATAAATTCAAGTGGAGAAACAAAAACCGTAGTAGTTAGAGGTACACCAACAACTGGAAAATATACTTTAACTGTTACTAAGTTTGGAGAAATATCAGCTACAAGTGTTACAGATACTACTTATGATTTTTCTAGTGATACTTTTACATCTGGCTCTACAAATACAGGTACTATAACTTTAGGGTCTACAGGTGAACAAACTCACGACATTGTGTTTCCTTCGGTTAGTGCTAACGATAGTTATGGTATAACAATAGCAGGAGTAGATACCACTATAGCTGGAACTGTGCCAAGTGCTACTAGTTACGCTGGTGGTAGTCCTAGAATAATAATAAAACAATTTACTTCAAATGTTTCTGTTAACTTAGGAGTTGTATCTACAACTTTTGGACCTGGAGGTAGTGGTGAAACAAGATTAAACACGCTACCAAGTGGCGTTACTTTACAAGACGTACCTACTAGAAACCAAAAACAATTTGAAGAGCAAGAAGGTTCTGGTAAAGCTATAGTTAGAACTTCTGCTAATCAAGTGTCATTTAGTTTTGTAGTTGACACTATATCAGATTTTGTTTATCCAGCTGTAAATGCAATTAGTTTTTCAGATGCTAATTTAGCTGATGAAACTGCTATTAATCCAGACTCAAACGGAGGTACGTCACTAAGACTTTCTGGTTTAAAAGCTACTAGAACTAGTAATACTAGAATGACTTACACAGGAAGATTAGAAGTAGATAACTTTGGAGACACAGATGTAGATATTAATTTTAACTTAGAATCAATAATAACACCAGATAACTAATGCCAACAATAACTTTAACATTTGCAACAGCGGGAGACGCAGGATTAAATACATCAGTTCAAGTTGGTGACGTAGGTTATTACGTTCCTACAACATCTGTAGCTGGTTTTGATACTGCTACGCAGACTGCTATAGTAGAAATAGGTGTAGTAACGGCTGTTACTACTAACTCAGTTACTTGTGATATAGCTACTAATATAGCTAGCCCTACAACAAGTGACTTTATATTTTTTAGTAAAGATAATCAAGCCAATGCTAGTGGTTTAATTGGTTACTTTGCTGAAATTAAATTTAAAAATGATTCAACAACAGAAGCTGAATTGT